TCACCGTCACCGCAAGGACCGGCCGCGGGTGCCCTTGCTCCAGCGGCCCGCGCGTCACCTCGATATCGGCATCGGGGATACCGCCGTTCGTTGAGAGCACCGGCGTCAGCCCAGCCGCGTGGAAGCGGTTGAGCGCGGCGTCGAGGTCGGCACGGTCAGGCATGGAACGCGCGCAGTCTAGCACGAGTCAGCGGCCAAGCGCTAGCCAGCGGAGGCGGCCCCAGAACGTCCCTGACGGCAACGGCAGCGGGGCTACACGCGCGCCCAAGTCGTCCATGTCGCGCTCGATGCGCTTGTCCTCCGCGCGCAACGACTCGATTAACTCTAACGCCAGCGCCAACGCCCGCTGCGCCGTCACCGCATCCGCAATCAGCTTCGCCTCGTTCGTGAGCAGCCGCGCTGTCACCGCTTCCAGGTCGACAATGCGCCGCTCGTGCCGTTCGCTGACGGTCCCGCGCTCGCGGACGGGCAGGTGGATATTCATGCGCCTCCCACGGTTCCCGTGACTTCGTTTGACGGTCCGCTCCGGCCGTTCGCATTCACCGCAAACACGCGGAACACGTAGACACCGGGCGGGATCCCAGCCAGCGGCCACGTAGTGACGAGTCCCACGTCAATCACGGACTCGGGGCCATCCGGCGCCGGTCGGTAGCCGACTGCGTAGCCCGTCAGGTCCGTCTCAGGGTTCGGATCCCACGCGAGCGCGACCGCGAGCGGCTCCCCGCGCTGAATCGTCGGCACGCCCGGCGGCGTCGGCGCTGGCGGGGGCACCGCCGTAGGCACCGTTGAGAAACTCCCCGCCGCTGACGTGCGCGTCCCGCCCGGGCCGCTCGCCTGCACCGTGATCGTATACACCGCGGCCGGCAGCGCAGACACATACGCGTCCACGTTGACCGTCACCGTCGTCGTGCTGGAGGCGGGCTTCCCGAGCGGATGCGGTGCGAGCGCGGGGCCGGGCGGCGCGGTCGGCGTCACGACCAGCGCGTAACTCGTCACGAGCGACACCGGCGGCGTGCCACCGAGCGTCGCATGGTCAACGCTCGTGAAGGTCAGCGTCCACGGGCCGGTCTGCGCGGCGACGGGCCGCACGAGCGCGACTGTAATCCCGATCGCGCAGATACCGCGGGCTATGCAGCCCATCCAGAAACTCCGGCCGACGTCGAAGCATGGCATCAGATGAGCACTCCACATGTTCCGCATCCGTCGCGCGTTCGCGCCCGCAGAGACAGCAGCGCGTCTGCCCCTTCGCGGTCACGATCCACTTGTGCGACGTGCAGGCCAATGGTAACACTATCCCGCCCACGCCTGCGCCCCCGTCGGATACCGCGCCGCGTCCACCGACCGCTTCTTCGCCTTCGGCGGCGCGCTGCCGAAGTTCGCCTCCAGATACTCGACCACGTTCATCGGATGCTCGTGCCACGAATCTTTCTTCGGCTTGCGCATCTGCTTCGACCCCACCGACACCATGTGCTCGTCCCAGACGTAGCCGAACTCGAACGCGTCGCTCACCATCCGATGCGTGACCGCGCCGTTCGCGCTCAGTCGAATCCAGCGATCCTCGCTCGACACGCGGAGCCCTTCACTCCCATCGAGCGCCCGGTTGCGCATCTTCGTCGCAATGCGGTCAATGAGCGCCACGCGCACCGCCGGCGAGTTCGAGTCCGGCTCATAGCGCGCCTCGATGCCGTGGAGCCGCAGCGTTTTCCCCATATCAATGCCAATAGGATTGCTGACCCCGGCCGGGTCGCAGCACCAGACGGTATCAATCGGATCGGGGAACCACTGCGCGAGGTGCTGTTGGCACGCCTCCAAGAACGGCTCCAGGTGCAGGTCATGGCCGAGAATGCCGCCGAGATAACGGACCTGCCCCACGGGCGACACTTGCCGCGCCACCATGCAGGGATGATGCTTGCCGAAGTCGAGCCCCACCTCGAGTCGCAGCTTCGGCTCAAACGCGCACGGGCCTTCGTGGCGCGAACGCAGGAACACGCCCGGCCGGCTGCCGTCGCTCGGCGTGCCGTAGACCGGATCGCCGACGACCGTCGCGCCGCGCTTGCCAAGAATCAGCGTCGAATGAATCGGCGTCCCCGGCGGATGCGCCTCTTCCATCTCGCGAATGTAGTTCGCCGGCAGGTTGTGCGCGTTGTCGTGCGTCGAGAGCGCGTAATACGCACGGTTCGGCTTCAGCGGCCGGTCATGCGGAAACTCTTTCGCAATCCAGTGGTCTTCACCAACCGTCTGCGGGCTCAGGAGAATTTGATGCGGGAAGGCGTTTTGCGAGAGCCGCAACACGAGCTCCTGATACACGTCGTGCGGCAGTTCCTCCGCCTGGTCGATGTAAACATCCGAGAGCGTCAACCCGCGGAACTTCGCGTAGCGGTTCGTCGCGTCCTGCGTCTTGAGGCCCGTGACGTAGACCCGCGAGCCGTTGTCCATCTCGTCGTAGCCTTCTTCGGCGTGCCAGACGAGCCGCACACCCGCGCGCAGGCACACCGCCCGCCAGAGCGGCTTCAGTAAGCGGTCCGTGTCACCGTCGCTGAAGCGTCCGATAAGGCCGTGTGACCCGGCGTAGACCTGCCGGCGCGCGAGCCCTTTAACCAGACAGAGTGTCGTCTTGCCCGAGCGCACGGCGCCCTCGACGCAGATCTGCCGGCTCTCGTCGCGGAAGACCTTGGACGCCGTGCCGTAGAACGCGATCCGGGCTTCGCTCATACGTTTGCGCGGCGCAACGCTTCCAGTGCCCGCGCCTGAGTCTGCGCGGATGTTTCGTCCATCGGTAGCAAGCGCAACGTCGGCAACCCGCGCTCATTGACGGCGGTGACGCGAAACTGACGTTCCCACCACTCGCGCGGCACGGACGGTCCCCGCATAGTAATCACGTCGCCGACCCTGAACGTATCGGGCGGCACGTCGCTCATGCCACGACCCGCGCGAGACAGATAGCGCAGCGCGTCGGATCCTGCGTGTAGACGCAATGCGCGACGATCGCATCCAGCGCTGCGCCCGACGAGGCGGCGGTCGCCACGTAGCCGCACGGGCAGGCCATACGCACGACGCGACTCATCGTCCCGGAGGCAACCAGCCGCCCTGCACGCAGCGCCAGTCCGGTCCCGGCTGCACCGAGAGACAACTGTCCGTCGGCGCGACAGCCGGCCCCTGCGGCGCCACCGTCCCGCCCTGCACCCGTGTCGTGTCGACGGGATGGTAGAACCGCCGGACGATGGTTTGCCCATCCGCGCACGTGTAGACCATCCACGCCGAGCCGTCGTAGACCAGCGGCATCGTCGGATGCGCGGAAAAACACGGCGCCGGCGGCAACGTGTAATCCTTGTGCGCAAACTGGAACGTCGTGAAGATGTAATCCTGCGCGGCAACCGCAGTCGTCGCCACCAGGAGCGCCACAACAAGCGTCAGTCGAAGGTGTGTAGTCATAGCGCCAGTCTACCGCTTCGCTAGTCGCGTGTCAAGGGTGGGGGCCCGTCATGGTTCTCGACCACGAATCGCGTGGTGACTTCGCCTTTGTGCTCGACCACGTCGCCCAGCACCTGGATGCCCTTCAGCACGGCAATCTTATCCTTCGTGTCGCCCGTTTCGAGCACATCGAGCATCACGCGGCTCGCCCGTGCCTTCGCTATTTGCCGCGCGAGTGTCGTCGTGTCTTTCGTCAATAGTCGCATCTGCTGCGCGATGAAGGCGAGCGACAGGTCAGCCTTGAGGTAACACGGGCGCGATTGCATCGCCTGGAGCACTTCGAGAGGCGTTAAGAGCCCATCCGCAAGGTGCTCCGTCACATGCTCGGCGATCTGGATGGCGCCGGTGAGATAGCGGGGCACGTAGCACGCCTCGCAGTGCGTCTCGTTTGTCTGGTCGGCGCGGCAGTGCGTGCAGGTCCATCCCATGGGGGTCAGTATGCGCCCGAATCGGTGAAATCGGTGAAGTCAGTGATTGTATATCCCCACCATAAAATCAATAAAATCAATGATTCGGGAAGCCTACGCGCACGCGCGTATATATATGGATGCGGATAGGCGATCACTGACTTCACTTATCTCACTGATTTAACTGCTCAGCTAGGAGGCGTGCCGCTTCAGCTCTGGCGGCCATCGGCAGCGCGGCTTTGACGTAGACCACGCAGCGCCGTTTGTTGATGACCCAGAGCCCATCCTTAGCGTAGGGGCTGCGCGTGGCGACATAACCACATTTCTCGAGCCGATGGGGAATTTGGCGGCTGTTTTTGCGGTCAAGGAGCCAGTCGGAAAACGCCTTGGGCGTCGGAAGCTCGGTGAGCTCTACGATCGTGAGCGCGTCGGGTTCGCCGTGGCTCGTGATAGCGTCGGCCATCTCGGCATCTTCAGGCGTGCGGCTCGAATCGACAATCTCCCAGAACGCGGGTGTCTTCGGCGGTGGGGCTTTCGGGTTCCAGTGGCTAAGATCGTGCGAGCGGAGCCAGGCCGCCACATGCGCGGACCCGCCAGCCTCGAACCAGTCGTAGAGCGCCTTGAAGTAGTCCTCCAGTTCGCTGGGCGCCGGCGTGGGCAGCTCGGACCATGCCACATAATGCCGGCGGTCGTCGGCGGGGATATACAACCCATTGACTTTGTGGTTCGTCGTGATGATGACGCCGCAGACATTTTGAATCGGATACTCGCGGAGGTTTTTCTCATCGACGCGGATGACATCAGGCGGCGCGGCGAGATAGATTTTTGACCGCTCATAGAAAGCATAACGATCGACGTCGCCGAGGTCGCGCGCTTCGCTGACGCGTAGGATGACGCATTTGAGAAACCCATTAAACCGGCCCATAAGCTGATTGGGGTAGATATCGCCCATGTTCCACGGGCCAATCGCGTGCGCGACGGGCGCGAGGATGGTGTCCTTGCCGATGCCTCCGTTGCCGCCGAACACGAGCGCGTGATTGATTTTCTCCTGCGGTCGCTGCGCCCGATGGGCGAGCCAGCACAGGATGTGATCGGCATCGTCCGGATAGACATAGCGCACATGGTTCAGCCACGGCCCCGCCTGCGACGCGTCTCCCCTGGTAATCACTGGCGGCCGATACAAATTGAAGCATCTCGCGCCGTCGCGCTCAATCCATCCCGCGTCGGCCACAAGACGATCGCACACAATAAGCGGCTCGCCTGGCGCCCATGTCATTTGCTCAATGGGGCGATTCCGATCAAGCCACTTGCTCGGTTTGATGCGCTTCTGCGAATGCGTCCCCATGACCGGATGGCCGTCCTCGTCAATCTCGAGCACTGTGGGCAACCGCGCGTCCACGCTAGCGGCCGGCCAGAGCTCGCGCGTCGGGATGAAGAGATATTCGTGCGCGGGCATGTAAGCGTAGAAGTCGTCAAGGTCAACTGTGCCAACAGGCGGCGGGACCAACTCGAGTGGTTTTTTCTTGGTGCGGGGTTGGCCGCTCACTTGAGGTAGTCCAAGAACAACGCGGCTAACCGACCATTCCACGCGTTTTCGGCGTCTATTTCAGCATCGGTCACGTTGGGCGGATCGGCAATGACCGTGACGAAGAAATCATCAGGCGCGGCCCCTAGCGCGGAGTCCAACTCAAAGGCGAGTGCGGCGATAAGAATGCGGGAGTCTTCGTCCGCGCTCTCGTCGAATAGGCGTTGAATTTTACGTTGGAAAAAATCGAACCGCTGACGATCCGTCACGCCGCACCTCCACTTCCGGAGAGCGCCGAGGCCGCTGCGTGGAAGTGGCACGCAACGGCGCGGGATTCATGAGGTCCCTCTCGGCTGGGGTAGTTTACCGCGAAAGCGACAGTCTACGCCCGCGGCGCGCGTCACGCTATCGCTACATGTGGTAGTCGGACGCGCGCACAGACACTACCGCTGTAGGATAGCCGCCAAGTCCTCTGCGCTGCGCGCGACCCCACTCAGCGCCCCGTCCGCCTTGAGTGCCGCCAGAAACCGCGCCTGCGGCTCACTCACCACGCCGCCGGCCTCACGTTTCGCCTCAATGCCGACGAACACGGCGACCGTTGTGCCGACCATCTCAGACGTGATGGTCACGGGCATCCAGCCGACCAGATCCGGCGAGCCAGGATGCAGACCGTAAGCCACCCACGTCCCAAAGCGGTCTTGGAGCTTGCCGACGTTGTTGCGGAAGACCTTCGCGCCGAGGTCGTTCGCCGCGAGCAGGAGGACGCGGAGCACTTGGGATTCTGGTTTGGCGCTTGGCTTTGGCATTCTAGTCCGGCTCCCAATACGACATCTCTTCGTCGGCTGCGTCTTCGGGCTCTTCGGTGAAGAACTCCGACAGCACCTCGAACGATTCCGCGTTCGCGCACGCCTGCGCTTGCGCTTCGGTAAGTCCGGCGCGCTCGATAAATCTGCGCTTGTATCGGTCGAGCCATTCATCAGGCGTCACGTTAGCGCTCCTATAACACAGAACCGTGTTCAATAACTGCACACGGCGCAGTTTATTTGACTGAAAATAGCGAGTTTTCAACAGCCTATAAAACGCGCCAGGACGCCCTGAGAGCTGCGCAAGGTCACTGCCCGCGCCAGAACCCCTCCCCGGTGCCAGATCGTGTCTCCTGCGCGATTTGGGGTAGTCGCCCGCGGCGGTGCTGGACAGACCGTTTGAACGCCAGCCACGCCCAGCCGGCGGCATACCCAAGCTGCCTAGCTAGCGCCTGCCAGTCCTGGAGTGTCCGACACGCCCGCTGCAGTTCCGGCAACCGCGCCCGAAGCGCGGAGAGTTCCGTCTCGTGGAGTTCGCCCGCGACTTCGACGACCTTCCGCGCCTTGACCGGATAGACGGCCTGACAATACAGGCACTGCCGCGCGGCGGCCGAGGCCACGGCAAAGCACGACGGGCAGCGCTTCAGCGGCGCGAGCGCCTCGCGCGCCGGCTTCGCGATGCCGTCGAGGGTCCACGCGCGCGGGTCGTCGGGGAGGCCGTGTCGGGTGTAGTTGCCGACGTGGTCGAAGAGACGCACGGCGTCTTTGCCGGCGGCAGGTCGGAGCCCGCGCCCACACTGCTGCAGGTAAAGCCCAAGGCTTGCCGTAGGCCGCAGTAGAAACACAGCGTCAACAGCAGGAACATCCAGCCCCTCCCCAAAGAGTTCGCAGTTGCAGAGGACGCGCACGTCGCCCGCGCGAAACCGCTTCATCGCCTCAGCCCGCTCGAGCGCCGGCGTCTCGCCGTCCACATGCGCCGCGGGGATGCCCTGTGCGGTGAAGGCGTCCGCGAGCGCGCGGGAGGCCTCGAGCGACCACGCGAACACGAGCGCGCGGCCGCCGGCCGCGTGGCGCTGATAGGTGCCGACTGCATCGCCCACGACGGTCGATGCAGTCATCTTCGCCGTGACCTCCTTGCGGTTGTAGTCGCCGGCTACTGTATGCAGTTGTGATACGTCGAACACGGCGGGCGCGAAGAGGCGATACGGGCTGAGGTAGCCCGCGGCGATGAGGTCAGCAGTCGACGGCCCGGTCACGAGCGCATCGAAGAACGGTCGCAGGCCGCGGCCATCGAGCCGGGATGGCGTGGCGGTCAGGCCGATCTGCACGGCGTTCGGGAGCGCCTGTGCGAGCGTCGCCCAGGACTTCGACGGAAGGTGATGGCACTCGTCCCAGACCACGAGGTCGGGGTGCGTCACCTTGGACAGTCGCGTCCGCAGTGAACCGACCGCGCACACCTGCACCGGCGCAGCGCTATCGGACGGATAGCCGGCGGCGATGATGCCGACGTGGAGGTCGGCGGCGGTCACGAATGTGCGGACGGACTGCTCGAGGAGCTCCTTGCGATGGACGACGAACCAGGCGCGCTTGCCCTTCGCCGCGGCCGCGGCAAGCATCGCGGCGGTGAGGACGGTCTTGCCCATCCCCGTAGATCCCTGCAGCAAAAGCCGCTTGCAACCCTTGCGCATTTCCGCCCGAGCGGAGGCTATTAGGTCAAGCTGATACGGCCTAAGCGCGAGCACGGCGCCCACCGAAACGGTGACGATCTCTGGCGTGAATCGATTGCGATTGTAGGATTTCTAAATTATCCGGGTGGTTGTTGTGAGGGTTCTCGTCAATATGGTGGACGATTTCACCGCGCCTTAGTGGGCGCCCGATCTTTCGCTCAGCCACCTGACGATGAAGATGGCGCCCGAGATATTTCGGATAGACGTGCGGCTTGAGCTTGCCCAATGTTGGCTGAGCCATTCGACAAAGAACGCGACGATCTGCCTCGCTTGTGACATGGTGCGGGTTGCCATACCTGCGCACTCGAAGGCGATGCTTTCCGCACATGCCTTTGTCTCGGCCTGGTTGCGAGCATCCATCCACAGAGCACGGGGGATGTTGTTTCTTTGGAATGCAAACGCGCGAGAAGTAACGGTTAGCGTGCGTGCGAACAATGCGACCGCATCCGCACAGGCACGCCGGTTTTGGATCTTTTCGATGTGCAGCCATGCGCTAGACTGTATCGGTTACCGCAGCCGGTTTCAAGTTAAAATCAATAGGCGGCCACGGCAACCCGTGCCGACACCAGCCGCAGATGCCGCAGTCCTCCGGCGCGTGATACTGATGCGCGCAGACCGGCGGGCGCTCGCTGTTGTAGGTGCGCTCGGACGTGACGCGGCAGCGGGGGCAGATGATGGTCATAGTAGCTCTATGTCGCTTCGATTGAAATGCCGCTGAATGATGTCGTCTAGCGCGTTTTCAATCTTAGCGATATCCATTTCTGTGAAAATACCAACCTTGCTAGCAGCTCCCGTGTCGATAGCCTGTTGGAGAAATTCGTAGGCGATGCGGTCGGCTATTCGGCGCGCCTCTTTCTTGTTCATGGCATCTTCTCCACAACCAAATACCGCTCGCTCCATCCGCAGCCGCCGCACGTGAGCCGTATAACCCCGCCCGACTCCGACGTGCGCGTCGGCACGCGGTCCCAGTTCGCCGGGCAACGGCGCGGCAGGCCCGAGGCGAGCGTGATGATGGCCGGCGCGGGCTTAGCCTTCGGCGTGCGCCGCATCGAGCAGGCTCCCTTGCGTCTTGAGCGTCTCGGCCATCTGGAGGTTCTTGACCGCCACGCGCGCATAGGACGGCTTTAGCTCGCAGCCCCAATACCGGCGCCCGAGCCGCACCGCTTCGTAACCTTCACTGCCGATGCCCGCGAACGGCGAGAGCACAAGTTCGCCTGGATTGCTCCACAGTCGAATACACCGCTCGATCGTGCCGAGCTGCAGCGGGCAGATGTGGCGCTCGTCGTCGTTCTCGCGGGCGACCGCGGCGTTGAGGGTGTCTGATTCGCGGATGCCATACCAACC